GTTTATGCTATCGCCCCAAATCTTGATTGTTCTTTGGAAATTGAACTATTAACTCTACTCACGAACTTATGTGTATTGTTCATTGAATCTATATTGCCATAAGTAAAACTATTCTTACTCATTACTGACTCCTTTGGTTTATTAGTTACCACTCAATTTTATCGTCATCCATATATGATACAGGCTCACCAATTACTTCATCAAGAGTAGGTAAAGGGTTAATAAAATGTGCAAGACTATACAGCTTGCTTGAAATGAAATCTCTAAGTTTATAAAACATTTTAAGTCTCCTTACTAATTAATGGTTAATGCCCAAGTGAATACAATACTTGATACTAATATGAATATATTGCATACATATGAACAGTAATTGTTATAAACAAGCCGTTATATGGCAAGCCTTAAAGCATTGAACATAATTATAGTATAATAAAGGGTAATGGGCCCAGCTATCACCTTGGGCCCGTCCATCATTACTAAATTATTCTACAGCAGTGGGTAGCTTAACTTCCTGCTCTTCCTCATCCTGAAAGATTGGGTCAAGACCTTCACCAACACATTGCTGATTGATGTTAATAAGGTCTGTTCTCAACTCACTCATGATGTCACGCTTCGACTTCATAGATACACCCATTAAGTACTCACGCTTCGAGCTGGCTTTGAACGACTTCTTCAACGCCTCATCACGCCTAACAGACGCTAACTTCTTATAATATTCACGCTTAGTAATCTGTGCTTCAGTCATGTTAATGACCTCCTTGTTAAGTTGGTTAAATTGTTATATTATTCTAATATAAATGAAATCTAACTAAAATTCGTATATACGAAATCCCCCGACTAGGGGGTGGTATGGTATAAAAGGCTTCATATCAAAATAACGCAATTTTTCTAGTAATTATAACTTGGGCAAGCTTGACAAATGTATTAGATTAAAGGGTGGTAGGGCAAGGGAAAATAAAAGGTATGTATAAAAAAATCATTATGGCTGATTTAATAGAAGAACTAACAGACTTACCCATGAAGACTCAAGAAGCTGTGTTGAAAAACCTTTCAGAAGAGATGATTCCATTAGAGATAGATGGAGATATATTTATGATACATAAAGATGTCAGTTTATTAATTGATAATCTTGTGTTGCAGATAGGTGACTTAAAAATCCAAGAGAGAATAAATGCCAGAAAAAAGAACGATTAAAGGTGTAGAGCATTTCGTCTATGAAGATATAGATGAATTTAGAGAAGAGTACCCTAATATAGTTGTGCGTCCAGATTGGAGAGATGCAAATGAAGGGGATTGGGTGTATTCTGATGACGACAGAATAGTACAACTAATAAAAGTATCGAATAGTGTACAACATCATTCAGATAGGAAGAATTATAAATTCGCAAAAGGTTGGGTAAGGACTATAGTTGGTAGCTTCCTGAATCGCCCAAATGTTAAAATGGATACAGACTTTGATAATCATCCAAATAGATATACATTCTCCACTAAAATAAAGAACACTTCTAATCGTGTTTATAAAAGAAAAGAAGTAACTCATAAAGAAAGAGAATTTGCTACTAATATTGTAGTAGGTTTAGGTGCAGTGGATGCTTATAAGATTGCGTATAATGAAATGTCTAATCAAAAAGCTAGGAAAAAGGCAACAATACTACTTAAACAGGAGAGAGTAATGAAAGAGATAGAAAAATCGGTGCTTGATGTAGCTAAGGGTTTAGGGGTAGACCACGAATATGTCCTTAGTAAATTAAAAAATCTTGCAGATTTTAGTGAAGACGATAATATTATTCTACAATCCACTAAAGAGTTAGGTAAGATTGTGGGAACTTCGGGTAATATAATAAAACAAACAGAGACAGGCCTTCTTGGAGTATTTCAAGGATTCACTTCTGATGAAATTGAAGGGGCTACGAGAGCACAAAAGAAATTAAGCGGAGAAATTACTAATGAGATGTCCTAGATGTAATTCATTAAAGACACAAAAAAATGGCGTTAAGATATTAAAAACTGGCAATAGAACTCAGGAATTTAAATGTGGAGGCTGTGGTAGATATTTTTCTATACAAATTGATGTTAATGTTTTACACGAATTAAAGTATGTTGAACCGGGGGATATATTAGAAGTATCTGCAAAAAAAGAGATAAGAATACATGGGCTCACTGATGTTCATGTAGGGGCAGTGGAGCATGACTTTAAAAAGTTTGAAGAAGCCATTAAAATGATAGAAGAAGACGATGATGCTAAATGGTTTGGTAACGGCGATTTATTAGAGTTAATACCCCCTCATTATAAAATTAATCAAAGAGGTCAGGATATTCCTCCAGAAGAACAATATTTAGAGTTTGCTAGATTAGTAGAACCTATAAAAGATAAGTGCTTATTTATTAGAGGTGGTAACCATGATTACTTGCGTTCTTTCAATATTCTGGATTTCGATGTATGTAAAGTATTAGCAAATGAATTAGGAGTCCCTTACTATAGGATGCCCGGTTATACGAGGGTAAAAGTAAACGGTTCTTCTTATAACCTTGTATCTGGTCATGGTAAAGGTGGAGGAAAGAATGGAGACACAGAATTAAATAGTATGGCTGCTGTGTATAGTGATGGAGATGTATTCTTTTTAGGTCATAATCATCAATTATATGTTAAGCCTATGGATAGTTTGGTTATAGGAGATGATAATACAGAAGAGTTAAGACGTAGATGGTATATACGAGGAGGCTCATTCCTGAGATATGCGGATTATGCTAGGTATTCTTTCTATCCAATCGTAAGGACTGGTTGGACTACTATAGAATTTAAAAAAGAAGGTATCCACTGTTGGGAAAATTAAATGAAGAAAAGTAAAAATTATAGCAAACATGATTTAAGGAGGTCAATAGACGATATGGCTGCTCCAATTCAATTTGTAATCCAAAGATTAAGAACATTAGAAACATTATTCAATGAATACATTGAAATGGAAGGTAACGAAGATAAATTTAAAGAGTTTTTAGATGGCAAATATAAACAGCCAGAACATAACGAAAGCTGAAGAAGCTTTACGATTAGCTAGTAAAGACCTTATATCATTTGGTAAACTATTCCTTCCAGACGATTTTAAGAGAAGTGAGACTCCCTTCTTTCATTATGAAGTAGCCGACGCCATTGATGACCTAAATATAAAACAAGCTGCTATTATTATACCTCGTGGTCATGGCAAGACTGTATTAACAAAAGCATCAATTATTAAAGACTTTGTATTTACGACAAGAGAGAATTTCTTATTTTATGCTTGGGTTTCTGCCACACAAAAGCTTAGTGTAGGAAATATGGATTATATCAAACATCATTTAGAATACAATGATAAGATAAAATATTATTTTGGCCCTATGAGAGGTAGGAAATGGACAGAAGAAGATATAGAATTATCAAATGGATGTAAACTTATTAGTAAAAGTAATGTCGCAGGAATCAGAGGAGGGGCAAAACTTCACAAAAGATACGACCTCATTGTCCTTGATGACTTCGAGCATGAAGCGAACACAATCACGAAAGACGCTAGGGATAAGAACGCAAATCTGGTTACCGCTGTTGTGTATCCCGCTCTTGAGCCTCATACTGGTAGGTTGCGTGTTAATGGTACTCCCGTACATTATGACTCTTTCATTAACAATCTCATTACTAATTATTCAAGGGCTAAAAAAGATGGTAAAAAGTTTTCATGGAAAGTTATTACTTATAAAGCATTACTGGATGAAAATACACCATTATGGGAATCGTTTTTTCCGTTAAAGAAAATAAAAGAAAAGAAAAAATTCTACGCAGATTCAGGCCAGCCTCAGAAGTTTTTCCAAGAATACATGATGGAGGTTATGAGTGAAGAAGATGCAATCTGGAGAAGAGAGCACATCAGATACTGGGAAGGGTACTTCAAAAATGAAGATGGTATTAATTACATTGTTAAAGATAATGATGATATTCCTGTTAATACATTCATTGGTTGCGACCCTGCAACAGATATAGATACTAAGCATAGTGATTTTTCAGTAATAATGGTTATTGCTATTGATAATAATAATGAATTATATGTATTGGAATATGAGAGGCATAGAAGTATTCCCACTATCGGTTCTAAGAACCCAGAGACCGGTGAGCTACTTGGGAAGAGAGGAGTTGTGGATATAATCCTAGAATTACATCAGAAATATAACTGCATGTCATCTACAGTTGAAGACGTTGCTATGAATAGAAGTATCTTTCAGGCTCTAAATGATGAGCGAAGAAGGCTAAATAAGTATGATATTGCAGTGATTCCTGAGAAACCGGGTGGGCAACAAAAGAGAAATCGCATTTATTCTGGACTTTCGGCACGTTTTAGTACAGGAACGGTACATTTAAGGAAAAATATGTTTGATTTAATCAACGAAATCCTTACTTTTGGCCCTAAAATGGCTCACGATGACACGATAGAGAGTCTTTATTACGCACAAGTTCATGCTTTTCCACCAAATATGAAAAAGGATGAGAAGAAAAAATCATGGTTTAAGCCAAAAAGGAAAGCAAAAAATTGGCTGATAGCTTAAAATAAAAAGGAAAATAAAATGCCTATACACAAAATGTTTTCAAAAGAGGCAAGGTTAAAAAGAAAAGGTAGGAGAGCTGGCAAAAAAGCTGCTAAGAGC